GAGGGTCGCGGAGATTCTCTGGCCATTATCGATATCGAGGGCGGCTACATACCGAGGGCTGAAAGCAATTCGGCAATAGGCCTCCGGGTTGGAAACGTTAAAACAGCTATTGACGCCATTAAGTCTAGAAGAATTAACTCTAGCTATGGTTGCACTTACTACCCGTGGGTGCAAATTGTCGATTCCGAGAACGACGCCCGCTTGTGGGTGCCACCCTCCATTGCTGCTCTTGGAACTTTCGCAAGCTCCGAGAGATCCACAGCACTTTGGTTCGCCCCCGCTGGCTTCAACCGCGGCGGCTTAACACAGGGTTCTGCGGGAATCAACGTAAGTGCGGTGGATGGACAATTGACATCGAAGGACAGAGATAAGTTATACGCTGTCAACGTAAATCCGATTGCCTCTTTCCCTGCCGAGGGTATTGTAATCTTCGGGCAGAAGACACTGCAGGCAACTCCGTCAGCACTTGACAGAATTAATGTTCGTAGACTGCTGATTTACATCAAGCGCGAGATTAGCGCAATCGCTGCTACAACGCTCTTTGAGCAAAACATTGATTCGACTTGGAACAACTTCTCTTCTCGGGCGGAAACTTTCTTGGAGAGCGTGAAGGTCGGTGGCGGTTTGACAGACTTCCGGGTTGTTTTGGATGATACCACTACCACCCCAGACCTGATTGACAGGAATATTCTATACGCCCAGGTGCTGTTGAAGCCAGCCCGTGCCATCGAATTCATTGCTGTTGACTTTGTGATAAAAAGAAGTGGAGCTTCTTTCGACGATTAGGAAGGAAAAAGATATTAATTACTAATTAATGTTGATTAAGGAGATTATAATTAAATGGCAAACAACTTTTGGGCATCACCAAACACGGATCCAAAGAGAGCATATAGATGGCTCCTATATTTAAACGGGGGCGATCTGATCTCGTTACCGAATTGGGTGATCACGAAAGTGTCTCAGCCAAATTTTGAGGTTTCTGAAAAGGAGCACCAATTTATCAATCACAAGTTTTACTATCCTGGTCGAGTTACTTGGGCCGATGTCAAATTCACTTTGGTCGACCCTATCTCCCCCGACGCGACAGAACAACTGCAAAAGGTTCTTACAAATTCGGGGTACATTTATCCGAACAAGGACAATGTCCAGAATATGACTGACACGATTTCAAAAAAGAGTGCCATCACTGTAACCCCAAAGATCAAGATTCAGCTTCTTGGCGCTACCGACACTGTCCGGGACGGCGGCAACAACTTTGGCACAGCCCCCAAGATTGGTAGCTGGACGCTGGAGAACGCTTGGGTGAAGAGCGTTACTTTCAGTGAATTAAGTTATGAGTCGGAAGATCTCGTTAATGCTGAAGTAACTCTTCGTTATGACTGGGCCGTTTACAAGAGAGAGTAATTTCCTTAACATCGATTCCCGCCTGCTTTATAATAAAGAAAACAAGGGTAAATAATGACTGTTCGCAATAATGAAGATCGTGTTGGTGCTAAGCACAACAGCGACATGGATCCTTCCGAGATAATGGGGCCCTCCGCGGGCCCTCTTTCGTTCGTGACACCGACGGAGTTTGTAGAACTCCCCTCTAAAGGTGAACACTATCCTGAGGATCACCCTCTCCACCAACAAGAGACTGTTGAGATTCGCTATATGACAGCGAAGGATGAAGATATTCTTACCTCCAGGACTCTCTTAAAGAAAGGCATTGCACTCGACCGCCTTGTTCAAAACATACTTGTTGACAAGTCGGTTAGGTCAGAAGACCTTCTTATTGGCGATAGAAACGCAATCATTGTTGCGGCCAGAGCAACTGGTTATGGCTCGGAATATAAAACAAAGGTGAATTGCCCATCTTGCGCTGAGTTTGTTGAGTTTGAATTCGATTTAGGCGAGGCCGTCATTGAGGAAAACCCTCTCCCAGAAGGCACCCGTAAGACAGATGAGGGCACATTCGTTGTGCATCTTCCAAAATTGAAAGTTGATGTGGAGGTTAAGTTCTTGACTGGTCGCGACGAAACACGACTGGCCAAGCTTGCCGCTTCCAAAAAGAAGAACAAAATGGAAGAATCTCTGTTAACTGATCAGTTCCGACAGTTTATTGTTGGGGTGAACGGGAGCGATGATGCGGCTCTGATAAATTCATTGGTAGAGAATATGCCAGCTTACGACTCTAGGTTTCTAAGATATACGTATCAAGGAATCGTACCAAACATCGACTTAACACAAGACTTTGAATGTCCCAATTGTGGCCTGGAACAAGAAATGGAGGTTCCGTTCACGACGGACTTTTTTTGGACTCGGGGATGAGTACATCCAGAGCGTCTATGAGGAGTTCTTTCTATTAAAGCATCACGGTGGTTGGAGTTTTACCGAAGCCTACAACCTCCCAGTCCTCATAAGGAGGTGGTTTTTGAATAGGTTAATAAAAGAATTCGAAGATCAAAAAGAAGCACACGAGAAGGCCGCTAGGTCTCACAGATAAAAACAACTAATTAATAAGCCGGAAGTTCGCTTTCGGCTTTATTTTTTTGAAAACACTAATTATTCTGATATATTGTATTTAATGGAGAATTGTATTTATGAACCTTGAAGAACAGGAACTGTCCCCAATTGAGATTGACTTGGGTGTCCACCGCCGCGGCGAGTTGAATGAGGATTATCTTGGGCAATTCGGAGCAGCCGTTGGTATGTTGATGAAAGCAATTACGCAAGGTTACGAAGTACCCGTTAGTATTCGGGGAACCAAGAGCGAGGTAGACTCTTTCACAAATGTTCTCGGTAGTGAGAGGAAGTATATGTCGAATTTCAGCAAATACGGCCTCAATGACAAAAAAACATATTCCAGCAAATATGAATTAGATAGAGCGGTGAAAGGTTTCGAGAAGTCAACTGGGCTAAAGTGGCCCTTTAAATAGGATTTTTATAACTTATGACAACCGGTAACGATGACACAGATGGCGGAGCGGGGACGCCAACTGACAATACAGATATAACTAGCGCCGAAGCCATGCGGGAACAACTTAGATTGTTCCAGGAGTTGGCCCGCCTCGAAAACGAGAATCTGGTCGCCAAATCCGCCAGAATCGAACTGGAACGTACGGCCCTTGCCGTGGAAGTGAAGAGTCTCCAACACTCCAATGAGACAGTGAAGTTAGCTCGTCAGAGCAACGAATTACGCATCAAAGAAATAGAATCAGTAGAAGCAAAGCTCGCGATGGACCGGGAACTCGCTCGCGAGCACGCAGCTTTGAACACCGCCGCGGGCGACGCCGAAGCCGCCAGGTTGCGAGCCAGCTTCGCACTAAAGGAGGCAGAGTTAGAAAGAAAGAGAGAGGCAGCCCGCTCAATTGAGGCTACTGAAGCACAAACTAAAAATCTTGTTAAACTGTTGACCCGCGGTGTCGGTGATCAGTGGAAAGAAACTTTCGCTGGCGGCTTTATGGTGGCGGCTCTTGATGGCACTGAATCCTTAACCAATAAGATGCAAGTGTTCAGGGACTCTTTGATAGAGTCTTTGAGTCCAGCAAACCTCCTAGGATCTCTCCTGATGAAGGTGGGTCAAGCCACCCTCAAGCTAGCTCTAGAACAAGATGCCGCCATCGCCGCCTTCAATAAATCAACAAGCTCAATGGGCGAATATAACGACCAGATTATTTCTGTCGAAAGAGCTAGTGTGGGCCTCGGAATAAGCACTCAGGACTCTGCAAAGGCTTTCGGTTCTCTCTTAACGGGTGTTACCGACTTTGCTCACGCCGGCGCTCCTGTACCAACGCAATTGGCGACCACCGCGGCCCAAATGGAAAAGCTTGGCGTGTCAACTGACTTAACGGCCAAGACGATGGAAAATGCCATGAGGGTCATGGGAATGAGCGCGGAAGAGTCCCAGGCTCTCACTGGTGAATTAGCCAGTATGGCCATCCAAATGAAGCTGCCAATTGAACAAGTCACAGAAGGCTTCAACGCAGCAATGCCCGCCTTGGCCAAGTTTGGTGCCGATGCGCCCGATATCTTCAAAAAGGTGCAAGTTGCTTCAAGGTCCCTTGGCGTTGCTGTTGGCGATCTTTTGAGTGTCATGGGCCAGTTCGACACCTTCAGCGGCGCCGCCGAAGCCGCCGGAAAGTTGAATGCAATTCTTGGTGGAGATCTTCTCAATAGCACCGAACTCTTGCTAGCAACAGAAGACGAAAGACTCAGAATGATCCGCGAGTCTCTTGATATGTCTGGCAGAAGCTTCGACTCAATGGGCCGGTTTGAGAAGCAGGCGATTACAAACGCGCTAGGTATTCAGGATGTGGCCACTGCGACCAAGATGCTCACTGGCGATATGGATAAGTTCGGTGATGCGTTGGATGCTAATCCACTCACAAAGGAAGAGACTGAGGAAAGAATAAGGAAGACGCAAGCCATCACCGATAAAATGGCAGAAACTTGGAGAATGTTTGCGATGTCGTTGAGGCCTGCTGTGGAAGGTTTGCACAACATAATGAGCGGCCTCTTTGAACTCAACGAGATGGCGGATGGTTGGCTCGTTAAGGGTATACTTCTAGTCAGTGCCATATTTTCTATAGGAAAAGCTTGGACAGCCGTCGCGGGGATGATAAAGGCGTCCACGGCGTCCGCAATGGGGCCCCTTGGAGTGTTCATTGGTGCCTTTGGCGCGATATACGCACTCCTGGAGAGTATGGAGGGAAAAGATAAAATGCTGTGGAGCGCCGCAGCGGCCCTCGGCGGCGTCGCCGGCGCTATCGCAATGATTGCCATATCCTCCACGCTCGGCGCCGCCGCACCGCTTCTTATCGCCGGATTCGCAGCCATGGCCGCCGCCGGTATTGGAGCCTCTATGAACCTTTTTGATGGCGCATCCTCTGGCGAAGTCGAAGTCGGAGGCTTTGCTGACCAGGCTTTGCATGACGGAGGCTTTGCCAAGGGAGGCCCCACCCTTGTCGGTGAAGAGGGTCCTGAGTTGGTCATGATGCCACCAATGGCCAATGTTATCAACAATGACAACTTTACAGAAGTTATCGCCCAATCCCACCAGGCTGCAAGCCAACCGCAACAGAACGCTGGTGAACAGTTGATGTCCCTTCCCCCACAAAAACCAACTGAGACCACGGTTGTTATAAAAATTGGTAACCAAGAAATGGGTAGAGCAGTAATTAAAGCAATAGAGAGTGTTCCCGGGTATAACCTCCGGGGCCTCCCACGAGGAGCATAGACTATGGCA